GCTTAAAGGTATCTTTTCGTCGAACTAAGGGAAGCAGTTTCTTCACCTCCTTCTCTTGTGTTGCTTTCTCTTCCATAACTATAATTCAAAAATCTTAAAATACCACCTAAAATAAGTTCCGCATATTGTAAATTAAGTACAATAGTTTTGTTGTCAGTATCCTCAAAGGGAATTGTACCTGTAATATTCAAGGTTATATCCCTTCCTTTGAAAGTGCAAATCTTCTTACCAATATACCTACTAACATCAGTAGAACTAATATTCCTCCTGTGCTGAGTATAATATACCTTTCCATCCTGTATAATAGCTTCCTTTATGATTGCTTCATTAATAAGCCTATCATAGTTTTCTGTTACTGTTCCCTCATTATATTCCTTGTTATACCACTCAATGAAGCTATTGCTTATGGTAACAATAAATTCAATCCAAGACATTGCCAATCCATATTGGTTGTTTTGATAATTGAAGGACAGCACTTTACTCTCCAGAAGGTGTTTTATGAATCTCTCGGATTTATTGTTCCAGAAATCAGTCACAGGATAATTCCCAAAGAGAGTTATCATTGAGAAATGGTTAGTTCCAGCACCAAGTTGTTCAGCACCAATTTGCTCCAACCTGTGATAAGGAACTCCTGCAATAGACTCTACTCTTACATATCTATCAAGCTCCAAGCAGAATAACTGCCATATAGCATCATCAAAGTCCACAGAGAGAGTAGACATAGTAGAATTGATAGGTCCACTTCCTGTACATGGTGATGCAAAGTAGGTAAAATCATTTGTAGGAATATTGTTTACATGACTGTGCATATAGTTAGACCTGAATTGAATAACAGGATATTCAGACCTGTTAAGACCAAAATAGCCTTTACCTTTACCCTCCCAATTGAACATGACTTTAGCCCAAAGATGTGTAATATCAATGAACCTATTATATTCATTGGTTATTCTTACATGAGGGAAATGTACAAGGACAAATATTCCATTGAACCACTTATTTCCCACAGAACTCTTGATAAGGGGAAGAAATACCATAGTAATAGCTGAATCTGAGAAGAGTGTTTCAGTGTGAGCACCTTCTCCCCAAAGAGCACTAACCATAGACCTGTTTACCTTATCAAGTCCTATAACCTCAGGGCAATCTAAGGTGAAATACTCCCCTAATGGTACTGAGTTCAGCTTCTCCTTGAACTCCTCATAAGTAAGGAAACCTTGCATATCCACCCTATCAGCATCATAGAAATCTTCAAATATTTCCCTGATTCTGTTAGGTTTCTCCATCAGTTCATCATAGATACTATGGAGTTGAACTTCTATATCTCCGTTCATTAGGCATTAAAAAAAAAATAGGGAAAGGGGGAATATCTCATCCTCCTTTCCCTAAGTTACTGTTTTCTTTTATCTGCTGACAAAATTGAACATTTCATCAATCTCTCTCTTTGACATCTTTTCAGATTTCTGTACCTTCTTTCCCTCAAGGATAGCCATGCACTTGTCATAAGTCTCTTCCTCAATGATGTCACCACCATACAAATCTTCCAAGAGAACTTTCAAGGCTTCCTTGCAGGCACAACCCTTACCTGATTCAGGAGCATCCTTTGCAGGTACTTCAGGAGCTGCCTCAGACTCCTCTACAGGAGTTTCTGCTTTAGGTGCAGGAGAACTTGAGTGTTTGGCAATGAGCGACTCAAGGTCAGCAGTTCCACACTGAGTGAAGTTCTTACCATATACCATTTTACACTCAAGTTGCAAGTCAAGTTCCTTAATCTTGGCATAGGCTTCAAGTCTTGACATAGCACCAGACTTGATTTTCTTCTCAGGTGCAGTCAGCATGAATGTCAGGTCTCTTA